CTGGAAGATAAACTTCTTACCATCAGTGGAAGGACTAACGCTCCTTACCATATGCGCTCCTTAAAATCCAAGGAGACCAAGCCCAAAAGAGCCTATCGCGTCAAAAGCATCGGCAGCAGCAGTCTTAACTGCGCTCTCGATCTTAGATACACCCCCAGTTACAAAGGAGTCCATAGAAGTATGGACCTTACTTTGAATCTGGAGCGCAACAGGATTAGCCGGACGTGGCTTGGTAACCGTACCTCCTAAACCAGTGGTACTCAAACCAGAGGTCTTTAGGGTAAGCTCAACATTGCAAACATACTCAACAAGCCCAATCGTTGTAGAAACTGGACCACCAGAGATCTCGACGACCAATGAAGACCAATCGAAATCAGTCATGGTGGTGGTTGCTTCCGAATAGGGTCGGAATGTGTGTGCTTTGGAACCCACGGGTTTTGAAATCCAGGACGTTTCCATGCCAGAGGTCATCGGCATCATCCTAGTCTCAGGATAATTCGAGGACAAAGCGGGCAATTGATAGGACACCAATGGATTAGGTATCGTGAACATATTAACTACCCCTTGACAGTTTGTGGCAGAGGCAATAGATCTGAAAATACATCCGAACGAAACTATTCGAACTTCTCCAGCATTCGTATTAATGAAATCACTCCCATTCAAAACTGACCAGGCAGCATTTGCAGACCAGGTTCCCGCCGCAAGGGTCGAGGAAACTGATCCATACCTACCCAGACCAGGAACGAAAGTCATCATCGCCGCCCCAGTGGCATCAGTCGCGATCGTATTATGACCACGCACTGTAAAACCAATGGAGGAGCCTCCCTGCCCGTCTGGGCGCTTCGCAGCTCTCGCCGCGGGACAAAACGGATCCAAGATTGAGCATGCATGATGGACATGCGCCTGCTTAACCTGGGACGTCTTTGCGCCATTCCCATTCTTGGGGCCTGCACCAGAGGATTTCACCTTCCTGGCACGAGCCTTGCGCTTCACCCCTTGTGGGAGTGGACCGATGAAGGACTTAGCGGCCTTCTTTGATTTCGGCATTTCTCAACTTCACACTCAGATAACACAGAACCGTAACAACAACCTAAAATAAACACAGCGATACACGACAGAGTGAAAGTAATCACGTCGGTCATATTTCTAACTGGTAAATTCAGTCCACAATCAGAGGACTGGACTGGGCACACATCAAACCTCTGAAGACAAGTCTCGACAATCTCAACCAGTCCAGAATATGAATGAGCGCATCCGCGTCGGG